ATAAAATCAATTTTAAATAATAAAGTAAAAATAATTCAATATAGTCAAATAAATGATTATAATAATATAGATGAACTTTTATCACCATATAATAGAACTATTATTTTATATGTTTGGTCTAAAACTGAAGATAATAATCCTTTTGGTCATTGGCAATTAGTTTTTAGAAATAAAAATAATAATATAGAAGTGTTTGATAGTTTTGGGTCTTGGATAGATTCATTTTTAGATAAAATAGATAAAAAATTTAGAGCAGAAACTGGGCAATCGTATAAATCACTAACAAAATTATTATTAAATTCAAATAAAAAAATTGAATATAATGATAAAAAATTACAAAATGATAATTCTAATACTTGCGGAAAATGGTGTTGCTATAGATTAATAAAAAGTGATTTAGACATTGATGAATTTAATAATTTATTTGGTAGTAATACTATAAATAATGATAAATTAATTTTAAAAATATTTTCTAATTAATATATATATAATAATGAATAATAATAGTATAACACCTATTTATTATAATTTAAGTTTAATTAATGGGTATAAAAATTCTGATGAAATTTTTTTATCACCGTCAATAATTGAAGAATATAATAATCAAGTAATTTTAAAAAATCAAAAAGAATATTATGTTTCAGTAGCAAGAGCAAATATTCCAACTTCAAGTATTCCTATGATAATAGTGCCAATTGAAACAAATTTGGGTTTTGATGCAAGTAATAACCCAATTCCACAACCTAATAAAGATTTAACTATATATAAAATAAGGTTTCGTTATCAAACAGAATTTGGTGCATTTACTATTCCTTTTGATTTAGAAAAAACAGTTATATTTCAATCTCAATTTAAAAATCTAACAGTAAATCCTCCAAGTCTAAATAATAATAAACAAGATTTTAGTAATTCTTATTATTACGTGTATGATATAGAACAAATGATTTTAATGTTTAATGATACTTTAAAAAGTGCTTTTTTAGAATTTTGTTCTCAACCTGATATACCTACTTTTAACCCAGATTTTTTTCCTTATATTACTTTTGATTATTCAACAAGAATATTTAGTATAAATATGACTGCTAACTATTATAACGGTGCAACAACAATTAATTATTTTGATGAAAAAGTTTTTCCTAATATTTCTTTACAATTTGACGCTCAATCATCTGATTTATTTCAATTTACTGGTTATAGTATTGGTGATGGTTTTATTTATAATAATTGTTTTAATAAATACGATAATATAACTTTAATTCAAGATGGTTCAACAGCTCAAACAATATTTAAAATGACTGCTTCACAATCTTCTTTAAATATGTGGCGTTCAATTAGTAAAATTGTTTTTATAATTAATTATGGTATATCTACAATTCAAGAATATGATAGCGTTCCTATTGCTTCAAATGAAAATACACAAATTAATAATTCTTCTAAACCTCAAGTTCCAATTTTAACAGATTTAGAAACTGATTTATATAACTGGTCTATAAATAGAAATTATATTACATTTGATTCAAATTCAATTACTCAAGCAAGATTAATTTCAATGACTGGGGCAATGCTCCAATCTTTTAAATTATCAGTAAAATGGGTAGATGTATTTGGTAATTATCAAGACATAAATCTACCTCAAGGACAACCACTTTCTATTAAACTAGCATTTTATCCAAAAACAACAACTTTAATTTAATTAATAAATAAATAAATAAAAATATTATAGAATAATATTTTTATTTTAATTTTATTTTTATCTAAGTATAATATATATAATAATAATGAGTAATCTATATAGTCCATTAAAGACCGTAGAAGTGCGTGATTCAATTGTAGATTTTGTTGAACCTGCTTTTATCGTCCGAAAACCTGCAAATTTAAAAAGTTTTCAAGTAAATCAAACTCAAACATTTTCAAATAGTGCTATAACAACTAAATTAGAAGTTTCAAATACTCAAATGGTAATTGACCGAAATATATTGTGGGAACAACCTATTGCGGTAACAGTAAATGCAAGTTCAAGTTTAACCGGTTCTCGTATTCTAGAAGATGGATGTTTTTCTCTCCGTTCTCACGCTCTTTCAAAATGTGTTAATACCGTTAATATTCAATACGGTAATGTATCTTATGCATTTAATAGTTCAGATGTAATTTCTGCTTTAGAAAGATATAATTCTTATGACTGCACAAAATATAATACTGACATCGCCGAAAGTTATTTAGACCAATCTCAAAGTTATGATGATTTTTTAGGTTCTAACCGAAATCCTTTAAATTTATTTAGTTCTGGTATTGGTAGTCAATCACATCGTGGTGCCTCTAATATTTCTAATGTTGTAAATCCTATTTTAACTGCTAATACCCCTGCAAATGCAACTTTTAATATGACTTTACGCACTATGCTCACCTCATCACCTCTATTAGACCAAATTCTTAAACACGGCACCGGATACGGTTTATCTCACTTAAATAATCTTAATATTGATATTACTTTAGTTTCAAATCTTGGGGCACGTATGTTTTCTTTTGCTAAAACAAGAAATTCTACTGATGTTTTAACCATTAATTCAATTACAGTTCAAATTCTTAATCCTCTATTTCGTTTTATACAAGTTTCTCCTCATTTTGATTCTATACCTCCAATTTTAACTTATGGATTAAATACTTTAGAAAGATATCCTACAGACTTCGTTTTTAATAGTTCTAACCCTCAACAAGTAAATTCTCAAGTAATCCAAATTTCTCGTATTCCTCAATATATAATGTTTTATGCAAGACCAAATAATAATGTTCTTATACAAGGTTCTAACCCAATTCCAAACAATAGTGCGGTTTCTTATCACGGTTCTCAAATTCCTGATTCATTTGCATCTTTAATTAGTTGCACTATTGATTTTGACGGTGAAACACTTTTATCAAATGCTGACAGCTCAATGTTTTATAAAATGAGTTCAGAAAATCAACTTGTTGATAGTTTTGTTCAATATAATGGGGCTCCATTAATTAGGTCTTTTGGTTCTAATAATGGAACTTATCTTTATCCAGTTGGGTCGGTGACAAAACTTTTATTTAATAAAGATATCAGTCTTAAAAAAGCATCTTTAGCCCCAGGAACAAATTATAGAACTAATATTCAAGTAAATGCTACATTTCAAAATAGAATGTTCAGTTCTCCAAATAATATTACAAATAATTATACCTTTTATTTAGTATGTGTTTATGATGATATACTTCAATTATACGGTGATAATAATGGACAAATCGGTTATGCTCCTTTAACTGAAGCTGATGTGACAAATGCAAATAAACAAAACGAAAGTGTTCATTATGATGTAATGCGTAATCATAATTTAACAGGTGCCGGTATGTTATCAGGTTTATCAAATTTACTTTCTCACGGTAAAAAATTATATCCAATGATTCACGGTTGCTTATCAAGTAGTGCTAGAAAAGTTGTTAAACAATATTTAGATGAAAATCCTGAAGTCGGTTCTGGTGGTAGAATGGCTTTAAGAAATCGATTAAAAAAAAATTTACTTAACTAAATAAATAAAATTATTATCTAATTGTATATTATAATTATATAATGGCTGATTTCGGAACAATTTTAAATTCTGATAATACAACTTTAAGTTTATATTGTAAATCAATTAATACTTTAGACCCTATATCTTATTTTAATGCCTATTTTAATGCAAATTTTTTACCTTTCTATATTTTACCTAATACGTTATATATTGTTCTATATGAAACTCAATTTAATAGATTTATTACTGGAGGAAGTCCAAGAATTACAATAACAAAAGATGGAATTTATAATATAAGTTTATTAGTTCAATTTGTAAATAGAGGAGGTAATGATGTTAATAATATAAGTTTATCTTATAGTGTTTATTCAGGTAATACTGCTTTATATACATCATTCTGTCCAGCGGTTGCTAAAATGGATACTACATTCGATTATTCTTTTTTATCTTTTAGTCAAATTCAAAATTTAGAAGAAGGTCAATCAATACAAATAACAGTAAATAATACATCTGAAGGTGTTTCTCTTGAAGGTGTTGATTTAACTTTAGGAAATATAAGTGTAAATTATATTTGTCCTTTTTAAAAAAAAAATATATATTAAAAAATATTATCTAATTATATATTATAATTATATAATATGGCTGATTTTGGAACAATTTTAAATGCTGATAATACAACTTTAAAATTATATTGCAATAGTGTAGAAGCAAAAAATAATATATATATT